TATCGGCCCAATATGCGGCAGACATTTTGCCACGTTTTATATTTTTTGCGTGTCTTGCTTTAAAAGCTTTTCGCCTTGCTTTGTCAGCCTTGCTATCAGACTTTTCCGCCTTACCTTCACCACTCACCCCTTGTTGCCCAAATCGGATAAGTTTTGTTTTCTTACCTTCTTTTGCGGCAACCGCATGTGATTTCTTCGCATGTTTAGGAGTGCGTTTAGGTTTATTATACCCAGAAAAAGTTTCTCCTGAGTACACAATATTTTTTAGTATTTCTATTGCATCGTTATAATCCATTATTTATTCTTTCCTATAGCCGAACCAGTTAGTAACGCCCCAAAGGATAGGTGGAACAACCCACCACCCTTGAGTGTAAATGGCTCGTGTTGACTTACTAGCTTCTTCAGATACTCCATTTGTACCATCGGGTCTTCTATCGCTTGTATATGCGCCATGTAATCAGCTAAGTTCAGCCCCATTCTTGCAATTCCGTAGTAAACCGGAACAACCATAAAGTCGTATATGCAAATCACTAAGTAGGTGATAAGGGCTGTCCATCGCCAATAATCTCGCATTGTTGCCTACTTGACTGAGATTGGAACTTCTGTGTTGCCTGTTAGTGTCGAGCCACTAATCTTCACAGTGTCCGCAATGATGAAGTCTGCTGAATCAATACCAGTACCAGAACCAATTTGGCTATTAGTTACCGTCACTGTTCCTGCTTTGATGTGGTCAAGCAGTACAGGGAAGCCATAGGAACTTACATTCTTGATATGCAGCTTACGGCATTGTGCGCTAGTCGCTGCGTCAATGTGGATTCGGTCATAATCTGACCCACTAATCTCTGGAATGTTTACAGTTCCACGAGTTGAGTTCAGTGTTACATCTACAATACCGTTCGCCAACGTCGGGCTGAATGAGTTACCGTCAGCCTTGTTGTTCTGTACGATTAGGTTGTAGACTTCAGCGTTGCTGATAGTCAGCGACGGAGCGGTAAGGTTGTCTATTAGAACCTCATCGCACTCAATCCATACCGAAGCCCCGCCCGTCGTTATTTCTAGCGAGTAGGTAATTCCTGTGGTGGCACCAACTTCTAGGTCATCAATGATAATGTCAGATATTCTTGCACCACCGATGTTCAGCTTCAGCGTTTGAGTATCTGCGGCATCACTACCTTTGATATCCGTACCAATCCCAACATACTTATCCCCTGCTTCTACGGTATATTCAGCAGCCATAGGGAACTGTTTAGTTTGTTCTACACCCACAGCAGCGAAGGCAATAGCAATTACCACCACCAGTCCTGCTATGCTCAATGACACACCCGCCATCTTCTTAAATCGTCCGCCAACACTTACCCTAGTAATTACCTTAGGAATGGCGATACCTACATCAGGTATTCTTACCTGCATATTAAGTTTAGGTATGCGGAATTTAGGTAAACCTATCTTTTTATTCTTAATTACGAGTTTCATTCTTTCCCTCCAGAAGCATATGCTTTCAGAATTTCAGCCAAGCCCCCACTCACAGGGATACTTAACACAGCCAAAGCCAATAGTAGCGGCTCAATATTATCTAAAGTTTCTGGGTTGCTAGTCGCTGACCAGATAATTCTTCCAGCTAAGACTAACCAAACAACGACAATCGGGAAGAATACTAATAGTGTTATAAGTTGCTGCCCAGTAAGAGTTACATCTTTACCACCAGCTTCAGTAATAACTTCGGTTAGTTTTTCTTCCTTTTTTTCGTCGCTTGCCACCTAATCCCCTTCCATTACCTTCATAGATAATGCAATGATACCACCAATTGTAGCCGTAGCTACGGGTTCTAAGTCCTTATGTATTGCCATTATTGTAATAGCTCCAAGAATTGCCAGCCCTAGTAGTACTTGAGGGCGCAAAGTTGCCATTGGAATAGCCATAATCTTCTCCTCGTCTAATATTTAGTACATTTTATTATACTAGAAAGGAGGGGATTTTCATAAAAATATCACAGAGTTACCGCTGATTTAATCAGGCTCAAATAAAGAGCGAACAATCGAATCAAAGGCGGGGTCGGTTTTCATTAAATCTCTTACAGGTGACTCTTCTGGGTAAGCCTCACTTAGTCTAAGCTCGGCACCAAAGTCAGCACCGGAAGACATTAGTTGAGCCTTATCGTCAGAGTCGTCCGATTTATCTCCTACATTTTTTGAATTAGTAGCATCTAAATTATCCATAAATTCCTCTTGTTCTAAAACAGCAGCCTCATCTAAATCACTTTCAGCTTCAACGAACTTAGGGTCACCCTCTTTTTCTTCAATTGTACGATCAGGGTCTAACGTAATAGGAGTCATATTAGTCACAGCCTTTTTTAAATGTTGTTCGGTATCAATATCGGGTACACCTTCTAGGATTTCCATACCTAAAGCTTGCCCAGCCCTGTGGTCACTTGGGTAATGTAACCCAGCACGAAGGCGGTTCTGCCCAATACTATCTGCTATTTTCATAAAACTTGCAGAATGCTCAGGGTATATTTTAGATAACACCCCCGCCATAACCGTTGCCTGTGTGGAATGCCCACTAGGGTAAGAAGGCGAGTACCCTCCCTCATTAGGGGTAGGTTTTATATCGCTAACCTGTGCCGGTCTTGGTCGGTTGAATTTAAACTTTACATGGTGAACAATTCTGTTTACGTCTTTATTTAAGTTATTTATATAACTTTCGTCTATACTCAACTCTTTCTCTTTTAGATAGTCTAAGAAAGGTTTAACATTATCTCGATCTTCCTCTTCGATACTCTTTTCTGACTTTGAAGCATCTTCTTGATAATGTTTAATGGTTTTAATTTCCAACTTACCGTTCGGCGGGGAACTTAAAGAATCTAAGTACTCTTCTGGCTCCCTAGTTAAAACTTTATACTTACTATGTAATACATCTGTGTGGTGCTTGGTTGGGGTTCCCCATACGTCTGGGTTATTTTCCTGAGACATCTCTTTACGTAAATCTTTATCTAATGATTTATCTCTACGTGGGTCACCTTTTGGTGCGCCTCCATGCAAATCTATAGCTGATTTTGATCCGGGTTTCTTCACCCTATAGTGTGGAGTGAGGGCATGGCAGTTCGGGCATATCAACTCTAGGTTAGATTTAGTATTATCTCCATGATCGCCATTTATATGGTTTAACTCAAGGGGAACAACGGAACCTTTCCATTCCGAACATTTACATGCAGCACATTCTCTAGGGAACACTGCTTCCCGTATAATTCTACGCTTTAATTTATCCGATTGCATGGGGTATTTATTGGAAAAGTAATCCTCTAAGTCCCTAGCCTTTTCAATATCTTTCCCTTCGACAACTTGATTAATTTCAGGTTTAGGAGTCTTTTCTGAATTAAATAAAGAACACCATGTATCCTCATTTATATCACCTACAACTAAAAGACATTCACTTTCTTCAGCCTTAAAGAAGATACATGATTCACATTGAACGTCTTGGCTCGTTTCAAAGGGAGTAGCCTTACGGAACCCTGCTTGCTCTTGTGTAATCTTGCCTTCTTCACCAGAAGATTCAGTATCTAACGCTTTTGCGTAAGTTAACGCTCCTGCGTTATCGTCATCCCTCTTCTTCCAATCAATAATTTTTGGGCGGTGGCTTGTGTAAGATTCATTTGCAGGGTACTTTGTGTCTACTTTGTTCCTTAGGTTTGGGTCTTTCGCTCGATATTCTTTTGAGATATCTTGCAAGAGTTCTAAAGCAAACGCAGTAACGGGTGACTTAGAAAGACTTTTCTTTTGTGGGGAAAAATCTTCCATCCATGAAGAGAGTCTTTCTACTCCGGTACGTTTTTTAAACTTTTTCTTGTTTCGCTTAACTTGAGTACGGTAGTTTGCACTACTTTTTTCGGAACCTTTCCGCTTAGAACGCCTACCATACGTCGGTGTAAATACCCCAGAGTCTGAAGACGTGAATACACTGCCCGCCCCTGCGTCACCACCGAAACCTCCACCGCCTCCACCATCTTCTTTTTTTAAAGGTTTATTAGGCTCCTTAGAAACAGGAGCATCTAAACCGTGGAACTTCTCCACAACCCTACGTATATCCGTTGGCAACATATCAGGTTTATGTAAAGCAAGTTGTTTTATGGAATCAAGGTCGCCCTTACCAATACCGTCAAGAATTTGTTGAGTGTAAAAGTTAGATAGTATTATTTTTTTCTTCTGTTTATCCATAGTATTATCCTTTACCATACAGTAAATGCATTATATCTAAGTGGGCTTCCTTGGATATACTCCCGTCCGTATCATGGGTGGGCTTTGCGTCTTTTATACTTGTTGAGTCTTGACCACCCCATCCCTCCATAGTAGTGGGGCGAGGGTGTAGTTTAAATTGATCTTTAGTCTTTGCAGAAGATTCAGCAAACCCAATAGCTCCATAAGTATGGTAACCATTATCCCATACCTCAATACCGCCAACGGGTGGGATACTGGGTGCTTGTTTCGCATAACCATCTAAATAGGAACCATAACTTATAGATAATTCGTTCATTCTTTGGAGATTCTTTGAGCCTTCACCAGTAGCTAAAGTTCTCATTTCTCCTAACAAAGCCCGTGCTTTACTTGGACTTCCTTGACTCTGCCCTAAAGCCCACCTAGCAACATGGGGTGTTACGTCTCTATACCCATCAAAGGCGTGTTCTTCCCTGCTCCCTTTTCCTTCTGTAAATTCAGGGTCTGTATAAACATCCCGCCCCTTTAAGTCACTGTGGTATTTGTCTCCAATAATAGCTTTAGATAATAATTCTACAGGTGCTTCCTCAAATAATATTTTTGTGTTTTCATGAGCTTTTTGCTTAACCTCCGACGGGTCTAACTTTCGTATCTTAGCTTCTTGCTCCCAGTTCCGGTCTTTATCGTCTGTATGGGCTATTATGTTAATTACTCGCTTTTTAGCATTTATTGAATGTAAACTTTCGTGTACCATTGTGGACATAGCATCTATTTTTTCTTGAGGGGTGCCTGAAGAAAACGCCGCAAATACTTTAGGATTAGCATGGAATTCATTGTCTTTGATAACGTACTCAGCTATATCATTGTCATTTAAAACATCCATCACAGTTGATATATAGGACGTTTCAGGGTTCTCTAGATGGTCTGCGTATTGGTTCTTCCACGCCTCTTCAAACTGCTCAGTAGTGTTCCCTGAGTTGATTTGGAAACCCCTAAAAGCAGCCTTGATTTTTTTTATTTGAGCAGTTTCCCATTCGCCTTCATCAGAAACATACGCCATGTCAGGGTCTATCTTAAATTCCATATCATCAACTTTAAAACTCTTTGTCTTGAACGAATGGATTAAAGCATTTCCTATTTTCTGCCTTAGTTTAGATAATTGTTTATTTTTTTGACTATCTGCTTTTTCCTGTTTTTTATCCATATAAGCTTTACCTTCAGGTGTAGAGGTATCCCTTAATTGTTCCTCCACATCACTGGATATGCTTTCTCTTAACTCCCCCTCTTTATCCCCTAGTGACTGCACGGTTTTAAACTCTGCTGAGTCAAAGCCTCCCCCAACCTCAAGATAGGTGTCAGCCGCCCCTGCCAATTCGTCGATTAACTCTCTGTGTTTTTCAGCGTCTTTATGGTTTTTAAAAGCTTCTTGCTCCATATCATATAACTCAGAATCTAACTTATATGTAGCGTCTTCGGCTTTCCGACCCCCTTCTTCACTTAGGAGTTCTGTCTGTTGGGCTACTAAATCATTGAAAACATTTGTAATTTCATCACCATGATCTTTTTCATTTAGTTGGTTCATGTCATAGTAAAGCCCTTTACGTTTACCTGTAAGAACGTCTACACCATCAGGGGCATCTTCTTCACTATCTACATAAACTCGCTGCCCTTCTGGGACTGCCTCAGGTTCCTCCTCTGTATCTCCACCACCTCCAAACACCCTACCTAATGTAGATTTTATTCCAGTCAAGGGAGCTTTTTCAACAAACTCTGCTAATTCTAATACCTTTGTTGAATTAGGCATTCCTAATCCTCATCGTCTTTATCATCGTCACCAACATTACGGTCGTCCCGTTGGTTAGAATCTGTTAGATTGTAACTTACGGAAGGGTTGGTAGGAGACCCATTACGGAAAGGTACTATGAATGTTGCTTTAGATATATCCCCTAAACCGTCAGTTGATAAATCTGCTACGTAATCTACACCCTTCTCAATAAACCACAGTTTTGAACCATCGCTAGAAACTTCTTTGATTATAGGTGTTGAGAAACCCTGTTCGTTTAGAGACTGAATCCATGTTTTAGATACTTCAAACCCGAAACTCCGGTTTTCCGCCTTTTCCCGACGCTTATCCGCCCATTCATCAATATCTCGCTCCTCTAAGGGAGACTTGTCATGCCAGTCTGGGGTGCGACCACCAGTCCTGCCCTTAAACTTACGCTCAGATGCTGGGATAGACTTTTCCATAGCTTGAATATCTGGTAAAGCCTCACCACCTTCTGGAGACTCCTCTCCTCCTTCAGGTGCTTCTTCCCCTTCTTCGCCCTCTTGTGGCTGTTCCATCTGTTCAATTTGCTGCTGCAACCCCAAAGCTTGGGTTTGTGCTTGAATCTGGACAGTTTTCGCCATCTCACCGCTCACTACAAATTCTGCATCTTCTAACGAAACACCCTCTTCTTTTAATTTAACATCAAAGCCTAGTTGTGCAAATTGATTAGCAATACCTATACGTTGTTGACTAAAACTAATTCGTGTTGCTTCTGCTTTTTCTTCAGGAGTAGGGAGTAGTAGGTCGAAGTCTGTAACGTTAAATGCCTCAAGCAGTTTTGGGAAAACCTTTTCATGGAATAACCGCTGGTCGGATTCGACAACACGACTCATAACTACTAATTGCTGTGTTTGAGTTGATAAGCCACCAAAAGCTTCCGGTGCGCCCTGCCATGCAGGTGTTACACCCCATACCGCACCAACACGTTCACGAATCTCTTCCTTAACAGGAAGGTAATCCATCTCTTGTAGGGTGTGGAACAATCGAACCATGTCTACACGACCACGTTGGTTACGACTGGAAACCGCAACCATAGGAATATAGTTGGGGTCTAACCTAGTTTGCGCCGCAATATGCTCACGTTCTTTACGTAGACTTTCTGGGTCATCTGTTGTAACCATAAGCATGGACGCTGGCATTTTACGCTCAAAGAAATATCTGTATATGTTCTTATCCATACCAATCAAAGTTAAACATTTTTCAAAAACCGTTAAAATTGGAGACCACCCATAAGTTTCGGAAGGGGAGAACTTAGAAACGTGGATAATTTCACTGTCCCTTAGATAGATGTGTTGATTACGGTGGTAGTACTTATACATAGCAGGGACACGTTCGTAACCCTTTTTAGATTTACCGGGAACGTCTTCAACATCGCTCCTATCCATTGGGCATATCCAATGAGAATTTTTAGGTAGACCTGCTTGATCAAGGTCGAATTCTACAAGTGCTGGATTCAACCGCCGAATTTCTTTTACCTTTGATCTAATTTTCCCACCATCATCATGGTACTCTTTCATTAAATAAAGAAAGCCATCATCTACAGTGTTTATATCACTATGGAATTGCCTAAGTACAGACTCTAAACTTTGGTCAAAGATATTACAATCTAACAAAAACTTATTAAAATAATCTAACTGTTCTCTGTCAGCATTTTCTTTTTTCGCTTTTACCTCTATCCCACGACGGAACACCTCACCAGTAATGTGACCTAAAGCGGTTCTAATTTCAGCCACCGAATAAGAAATTGTCTGTAAGTCTTGGACAAGCTGCTGCCTGTACGCCATTTGGTGTCTGACCCATGTATTTACAATGTGGTCAAGACCAATAGAAGGCGCAGTACTTGTGTCGCCTTGTTGTTTCATCAGTTGAATGAAGTTTAAACCCTCATTCATATCCATCATTTGCTGTGCCATTCCGGGCATTTCTGGCATATATTCAGATAATTTCATAAGTTAATCCTTGGGTAATTCGTTTAAATTACTAGAAGCTAT